CAGACGAATGACCTGACTGTCCAGCGGTTGACTCTGACTATCTCGCCGCAATTCGATTATCCGGGCGGACCTCCGACAGTCGGAGGCTATCCCTTCCTGGCGGCCGTCCGCCAAGGCACGTTCGACGCCGCGGTTGTGAATTGGAGCAAGCTGTTCCTGCCGATTCCGACGCCCTCGAATTACTACACCTGGCCCGACACCACGACGTACGCGCCAGTCCCATGGTTTACCGGCCTGATCGCCGATTCGCAGGCCGGACGGCAGAGCGCTGTGCTCCAAGTAGACAGCACGATTTCTCTGCTCAACGTGCAAATGCCGCGCAACCTGATCCAGTCGGGCTGCTCGCACATCCTGTATGACGCGGGCTGCACGCTGAGCAAAGCGACGTTCACGTCGAACTACACGGTTGGATCTGGGCTCACGCCCGGTGCATTGACCTGGGCGGCTACTGCATCGAGTACGGACGACTACTTCGATCTTGGAGTGGTCAAGTTTACGTCTGGCTCGAATTCGGGACTTTCGCGGACTGTGCGCGTTTCAAAAAATCTAGGCGGCGCAGGGACTCAATTCACGATCCTGACGCCACTTCCGCAGGCTCCTGCAGTTGGGGACACCTTCACTGCGGTTCCGGGCTGCGATAAGCAGCAATCGACCTGCAGCACGAAGTTCTCAAACCTCGCGCATTTCCGAGGCTTCCCGTACGTGCCGGTCCCGGAGACACAGTACGACGGCGGAGCGGTCTCCACTGCCGTACCGAAACCCAAAATTCCTCTCGGAACTCAGTTGGGCGGGCTCGGCCGCTTCCCGACGTACAAGCCATGACAATACGAGATCAGATTGTCGCCGAGGCGCAGAGCTGGCTCGGCACCGCTTGGCATGACCAAGCGGACGTAAAGGGCGCAGGGGTGGACTGCGCGATGCTCTTGTGTCGAGTTTTCGTCGACCTCGGCCTCATTCCCCCATTCGACCCGCGTCCGTATCCACGACACCATTACCTGCACCGTAGCGAGGAACTGTTTCTCGGCTGGGTGCAGAAGTACGGCAATCCGGTGGACTCGCCGCTACCTGGGGACGTTGCGTTGTTCAGTTTCGGGCGCTCTGTTGGCCACGGCGCGATCGTCGTAGACCACGGCCTGATCATTCACGCTTGGGAGCAGACCGGGCGCGTTGAACTGACTGAGATTCGCTCGTTAGAAGAGAGGTTGCATTCGTTCTGGTCCGTACTGCCGGAGGGCCAGTAATGGGCGGCCTGTTCGGCGGTAAGACTCAGTCCACTACGGAGCAACGCTACAACGCGATTCAACTCTCACAAAGCGCCTACGGCGCGCCTGTGCCGTGGTGCTGCGGAACCGTGCGCGGGGCCGGGTTCCTGTTCTGGTACGCGCATTTCGTAGCGACGCCCCACACTCAGAGCAGCGGCGGCAAAGGAGGCGGCGGCGGCGGCGGAAACACCTCGTACACGTACACCGCTGACCTGATGATGGGCCTATGCGAGGGCCCTATCGCCGGAATTGGGAATATATGGGCGAGCAAATCGCAGAACACTCTCACAAGCCTTGGGCTCACGCTGTTCACGGGCGCGGGCGGACAGGCGACGTGGAGCTATCTTGCCACCAACTACCCTAGTCAGGCGGTTCCGTATGACCATATCAGCTATGTCGCCGCCGCGTCGTTCAGCTTGGGCAATTCTGCGGGTATGCCCAATCTCGCGTACGAGATCCAGGGCCCACTGCGTTACAGCGTCGGCGGCGGAATTATCGACGCGGAGCCGTCCGCTGCAATCACGGACTACCTGACGGACCCAAATCACGGCGCAAATTTCAACTATCTCGGAACATTGACCGGCGCGAACAGTTTCCAACAGTGGTGTGTTGCGAATGGATTTTTTATTTCGTACATCGAGAACACGCAACGCGCCGCCTCTAATCTGCTCAAGGAAGTCATGCAGATCACGAACTCGGACGCAAAGGTCGATGGCTCCGGGCTTCTGACGTTTGTTCCGCGAGCCGATGCCGCGGTGAGTGGCAATGGCGCGTCCTACACGCCGAACCTCTCTCCGCTCTTCTCCTTTACGGACGATGACTACTGTCCGCGTGACGGAGAGGATCCCGTCACCCTTACCCGTACACCGTTCACTCAGACGTTCAACGTTGTGAACGTCGAAATTGAGGACCGCAACAACCAGTACAACCGCGCCACCGTACCGGCCTACGATGACAACGATGTAGCGTTGAACGGCCCGCGCGTCGGTCAGACGATTAGCCTGCCGGCGATTAAGACACTCACGCTTGGTCGGCAGGTCGCGCAGCAGATCCTACAGCGGCAGCTCTATTACCGCATTCAGTACCAGTTTCGGGTGCGAGCGGATTACTCGGTGCTCGAGCCGATGGACCTCGTGTCGGTCACGGATACGGTGTCCGGGACCGGTGCGAACAACGACCTCTGCCGCGTTCTCAAGGTCACGGACTCGGAGAACGACGAAATCGAGCTGCTCGTCGAACTCGTGCCGATCGGGCCGGCATCTGCTCCGCTCTACAACTGGCAGGCGTCACAGGGCTGGGCCGCAAATCATGCGGTGGCACCCGGTAGCGTCACTAACCCGGTCGTGTTCATGGCACCCCCGACGTTGGTATCGAGTCAGGGAACGTCGGAGCTGTGGATTGCTGTTCCTGGGCTCAACAACGGCCTGTGGGGAGGCTGCAATGTCTGGGTTAGCTTCGACAACGTCAACTATGAGATGGTCGATACCATCTACGGCGGGGCAAGGTGCGGAACGCTCACGTCCTCGCTTGCTTCCGGCTCGGACCCTGACAACACGAACACGCTCGCCGTCGTATTGAGCAATGCGGGGCTGGCGCTGTCGACCGCCACGAACTCAGACGCGGACGCGCTGCGTACGATGCTCTGGGTCGATGGCGAGGTCGTGGCCTACGGAACGGCGACGCTCACATCAACGGCTCATTACAACCTGACCTACCTACGACGAGGGAAGTACGGTTCAACGATTTCATCGCACGCGAATGGTGCGAACTGGGTGAGGCTCGATCAAAGCATATTAAAGCTACAAGTAGACGGCGGACTCTACGGACAGACTGTCTATTTCAAGTTCCAGAGCTTCAACATCTTCCTTGGCGGCCTGGAGGGTCTCGCTGGACTTTCGGCATTTACCTATACACTTCCGGTCGGAACCAGCGGGTATAACGCGACTAACTTGCTCTTTCTCCCGAGAGTTAACTGCGTGCTCGACGGAAACAGGATCTACAAAGGAAAAGGCGACGCAGCATTCACCGGGTCGATCTCAGGAAGCGTACTAACAGTCACCGCTGTTCAGTATGGAACCCTGGCTCTCCAACAAGTCATCGTGGTTGGGGGAGGCTCGTACCAGATATTGTCACTAGGTACGGGAACTGGCGGAACGGGAACATACAATCTATCGGCATCTGGAACAGTCGCCAGCCAGCCAATGACTTCGGGCGATTGGACATCAGACTGCTATTCCAACGAAGGGTTTACTAGTTGCTCGGTGACTTGGAGACCAGCGCAGACGACCTTGGCGCTGATGTTTGGGCTGAGCACATCCCCTGCAGCCAGCTCTAGCTATACGAATTTGAATTTTGCGATCTACTCCACGGAAGGCGGTAGTTTGCAAGCATGGGAATCCGGTTCGCAGACAGCAGTTTTTGGGGCGTATGTTGCAGGCGACACGCTTTCGATTCAGTACGACGGTTTCTGGGCTCGGTACTACCAGAACGGTACCGTTCTGCGACAGGTATATGCTCCAGGGCTAACACTCTACGCGGATTCGTCATTCCGTGACTATCAGGCGTTGGCGACGGACGTAAAGTTCGGCCCGATGACTACTGCCACACCCGTGCAGTGGAAAACCGTGGGTGTCTGCACGGTCAACGACACGAACGCATACAAACAGGGTGGTTCGAACGGATGGGGATCCGATGCGATCTATTCCCTGGTCGGGTACGGAGTCTGTCACATAACTGCAAAAGTTAACGTGGCGTCCGGTACCCAAGACTGGATGATCGGCTTGAGCACGACGCCGACGGCCAGCGCTAACTATACCAATGCCAACTACGGGTGGAACAATTCATCCGGATCCGGAAATCAGTGGGCTATCTTTGAATCTGGGGTCTCAACAGGAAGTCTGTACGGTGCGGTTTCCACTTCCGATGTTGTAGCGATTACTTATGACGGAGCCACAGTCACGTATTTCTTGAATGGTGTCGTCAAGCGTACTGTTTCTGTGAGCGGGCTCATCCTCTACGGGTTTTGTGCCGCGTATCCTCCGAATAGCGGGTTGAACTCTCTGCGCTTCGGCCCGACAGCCAATCTCGCGGTTCAGGATACGTCGCAGATTGGCAATAACGCGGCGACCGATTTGGCGTCCACGTCCGTAGGCTCGGTGACCATTACAAACCTTGAACATTCCCCGGATGGCCAGGGATTTAACACGCTCATCGCGTCCGTAACATACACCGCGCCCTACGCGTGCAATGTGCGCGTGACCGCGAGCGGAAACGTCCAATATACGGTCGGGAGCCCGGCGGGCGTGTTCGCAGACTTTCGGTACTCCATCCAGCAAGACAGCGCTTATAACAACCCGCAGGAATGGTTCCTCGGAAGTCCGTCCGCTGGAGGCAACTACGCGAACAACGTCACCACCTCCCGGACGTTCAGCATGCCCGCTGGTCAGACATCGACCTTCAAATTCATGGGAAGCAAATGGCAGAGCGCCGATACCGTCGTCGTTAATAACATCGAACTGGTCGCGGAGATCATCAAGCGATGATGCGTACATGGTCGTTCTACGATTTGACGACAGGGTTGTTTTTGGATCGCCGATACCGTTCCACAACAGATGACCATGTCGCGCTCAATACCCCGCCCGGTGCGCGAGCGATCGAAGGGGAATTCGATCACCTCTCACAGCGCGTGCAAATTGGCGGTGACATTGCGGAAGAGGACGGGACCGTGCGGCCAAACCTGGTGGACTATCAGCCTCCACAGCCGTCGCCGGACCACGAATGGAACCCGGACACGAGACGCTGGCAGCTATCCCCCGCTACGGCTACGCGCCAACAACAGGTCATCTCGGTCCGCATGCTAATTCGAGACACCGAACTCTCCCAACACCGGGCCGCTCGGGAGCTGCTGTTGCAAATCGCCGAGCAGCTCGGAATTTCTGGCGCGGCCGTTGATCGGCTCAAAGCCGCCGATGCGGCCATCTCCTCGACGAGACCACTGCTGAAATAGGGGGCTCTGTATATGGATATTCCCGACGCTGTGTTTTGGGGTGGTGCAATCACCATCACGTCAGCTTTGGTTGGCTACATCGTACGGATTGAAGGGCGGATCAATGAGAGGCTTACACGCGACGAGCACCAACGAATTTGTGACAGGAGCAATGGCGAATTGAACAGAAAGCTAGACGAACTTCGCCACTTGCTCGAAGAGTCGCGCGACGACCGACGGAGTCTGCGCGAGATCATGCAGGTTGTTGCGACTGAAGTCGCAGTTTTGAAAGGACGCGTTGTTCACTTTCCAGGGAGCGATACACACAACAGGGAGGCGTCGTGAGTCAAGCTATCGAGCTGGCATATGAGCGTTTGGTAGGTCGCGAAGAAGGACGGCGCGCTTATGCATACAACGACGCTACGGGCCAGCGCGTGACCTGTCGGCCAACTGGAAACCTGTCAATCGCCGTGGGAGTAGACCTCGAGATCGGCCTCGACAACGATGAAATCGACTGGCTGAGCAAGCACCGACTCGGAAAAGTCGAGACGAGTTTGTCGGTCTATGCGTGGTATCAGCATTGCGACCCCGTGCGGCAGTCCGTGCTACTCGATGTCGCCTTCAACGTCGGAGTGCTCGGGCTCCTGCATTTCGTGCACATGATCGCGGCCATTCAACATTGTGACTGGCCGGCAGCGCAGGCGGAATGCTCCGTGCAGGACCCTCGCTTGCGCACCCGATACGAGCGCCTCGGACGGATTCTTTTAACCGGAGATGCAGGAGCAACGTGATATGAACATCAACGACTTCTGGCGCAACCATGGGACCAAGTTGATTGGCTTCCTCTCGACTGCCATCGGTGCGCTGGAATTTCTCGACTCGACGACTTTGCGTGTGATCGAGCGCGCACTCGGGCCGCAGTGGGGCCCGCGAGTGTCCAATGGCGTGCTGATCGTGGCCGGTCTCGCAACCGCTTACCGGGGATTTCTCAACAGCGCGCGCACGCCGGATGTTCTGCCGGCCCCGCAGCCCCGGACGCCAACCGGGACCGGATCATGATCGTGTCCCCTTCGCTGATCGCAGCCCTGGCCGTGCTGGCGGCGCTGGCGGTCGGAGGCATGGCGATCCATCACCGGGGCTATCGCGCCGGCCAAGCGGAGCGCGAGGCCCACTACGCCCCCCTATTGCGGGCACAGGCGGCAGCCCAGCTCGCCGCAGATCGGCGCGCCGAGCAGCTCGCCGCCGCCGCTGATGCCGCCACCAAGGAACTGGAGAGCCACTATGAAGTACAGGACCGGGCGCTGGCCGACCGCGCCGTTGCTGCTGAGTCTCATCTGGCTGACCTCCTGCGCCACCCACCCGCCTCCTGTGGTGGTGGTGAGCAAGTGCCCACGGCTCCCGGACCCGCCCCCGGAACTGATGACCCCTCCAGCAGCGACGACCGCGCTGGACGACTTGCAGCGGACCTTGCGGGAGTGGGTCAGCGGTGCGAGGCCGATGCCGCCCGCGTCCAACGGTGGCAAGAGTGGTACCGCACCCAACAGGAACTAGCCAAACAACATGAGGCGAAATAATTCTCCGATTGTCAACACCGCTAGGCACGCACCGATCGCCGCCATGAAAGTCGTTACCGCGAGGCAGCGCCTGCTCATTGGGCCGCCAATCCGTGAGCCTCGAATCCAACCATGGATCGTGGCGTAAAGACCATACACCACCGCCGCGAAGAGGAGAGCGTCATCGAAACGCATGGGCGCACCCGACCTGCAGCATCGCGGTCATGAATGCCGCTAAATAGAAGATGATTCCCCACCAGCTCGCCAAGACACTTCCGCGCCAACCTCCAACCGCTGTTCCTCGAATTTTCTGCACCTCCGTGATTCCATGGATCGTTGAGAACGCCGCGGAGAGCAGCACAAATACGCCCATTAGGCCCTGTAACAGCAGACTGCATACAGCGGAAAAGGCCATAGCTCTATGCTACCTGTTTGTCGAAGGTGGGTTCATTGGCGGCTCCGACATTCCTCGGAACCGGCTCCCCCTCGCCATCGTCACCGATGATTTCAAGTTCAACCGAAAGGCAAAAGAGCGAGAGCAGCAGCAGACAGCCTCCGATTGACCATACGGGCCATGCGGGCAGCAGCAGCCCCCACGGAATGAACGAAATGAGCAGGAGCATGACCGCACCGGCACACACACGTTCGACAGTCTCCCACCACGTGAATGCCCGCGAGATGTGAACCTTTAGCTGCCCACGCAGTGCCAGTCTCACCAACGCCCGCCATGAAACGACACACATGCTCACTGCTCCAACGTGGGACGAGATAGCTGCCGAAGTTGCGCCCCCAACTCGATCAGCCGATGGTATTCGTCCTTGTTCTCCGGAACGGCACTCCAGCGTCTCCACGCCCGTAAATCGGAGTCGGATAGCTCACCCGCCCTGTGTTTGTCACGCCAATCGCACGCCTCCTCGAATCGCCGCTCGGACCGACGTTTCCCCAACCAAGAGAACAGGGCTGGCAATGCGCCGACGACACGCGCGTGTTCGCGAACACCAAGTCGAAAGCGACGAACGTTAGCGAGGAATAACCCAGCACCGGCCAAATACACAATGCGCCTTCGGCTCCGCCGGTTTCCCTCTAACATGTTTCCCCCGAGAATGCTTTGAGTTCGTCTTCGACAAACTTGTTATAGGTGCTCAGTTGTCCAAATCCGGTTCCTAATATCAACAGCGACGATTGCACATCCTGGGAATCAATTCGCCGCAAAGGCGTACCGATATAGACCGCATGCAATTGGTGGCGGCAATCATACTCAAAAAACGCGCCCTCCGTTCCGTCTTCCAGCGGCACCCAGGAAAAGTATTTCTCCATTGTCCATCCAGCGACCTCACGTCTTTCGAGCCAAAGATCAGGGCGTTTATCCTCATCATCCGCCGCATAATTTCGAACAACGCGTAACCCTCGCTCCCACGCCTCATA